GGCTTTTTTATAACTTTACCTAGATAATCTAATACCATATTGGAATAATAAATTTCTAATAAACCAGGGTACTCATTCGTTTCATGTAACTGTTGAAAATTAATCCCAGATGCTTTTCGCACTAAAAAGTCTCTAGAATTATATTCTTTATCATCAAATTGTGATCTTAAGGTATTAAAATAATTACTCGACAAAAAATTGTTTACAATAATTACGTTATTTTCATAAATTACATTAGGTTTAGAATTAATAATTTTTAATAAAGATGGATTATTCAGTTTTTCCTGAATAGTTTCCAAATATTTTTGTACAAAAATATTTTTTTCTTTTAAATAAAAAAGAATAATTACTATTAAAAGAATAATTAATATAATAGAAAGTATCAATAAATATTTGTTTATGTATCCTTTCATATAAATAAATAAGTATTTTATTAATAAAAAATAAAATACTTATTTGAATGGTATTCTTCTTTTCAACTTAATTCTTTGTCCATTAACCCTTCCACAATATTTTTTCTCTCTTTAATACTTAATTAAGTATAAATAAATAATTAAAAATTTAATTATTTATTTATACTATAATATACCATGTCAACCAATATTATTCTTGGAACGATGAATATTAATTATCCTTATTCTTCCAATATATCTGCAACGAAAGAATATTATTCTAAAATGATTGAAAAATATATTCATTATGTCGGAAGTAAAGCTATTTTAGACACTGCATATTATTATGGGAATACTACAACTGAACAATTAATAGGAGAAATATTGCCTGACCTATCTATTATTCCTGAAATTTCCACCAAAGTAAATCCATGGTATAATAATGATTTTTCAAACGGTCATTTTGGGCAATTAGGAAAATTGGCACTTGAAAAACAATTTAAAATTTCCTTAAATAACATGGGAATATTATATTCCGACTATTTATTTCTTCATTGCTATGATTATGAAACATCGTTAGAAGAAACATTAGAAGTTTGTGATACTCTTTGGCGGAGAGAAAAAATGATAAATTTTGGGTTAAGTAATTTTTCAATGGAACAATTAAAAAAAACTATTTATCTTTGTGAAAGAAAAGGATTTAATTTACCGAATACATACCAAGGTATGTATAATGTCATTTGCCGAAAGGTAGAAGAAATATTTCCGTTATTAGATGAATATTCGATTAAATTTTGGGCTTATAATCCATTAGCAGGAGGTCTATTGACTGGTAAATATCATAATTATCATCATTCGGATATATTAGAAAATAGTCGTTTTAAAGATAATAAAATTTATCAAAATATCTTTTGGAAAGAACCTATTTTAAATAAATTAGAAGATTTCTTTTTACAAGGGAAATGTCTTGACAAATCATTGTATTGGTTAACTAACTTATCAAAGTTAAGAAATAATGATAAAGTAATTATAGGTGCCTCTTCAATAGAACAATTGGAAATGAATATGAATATTTTGAATAAAAGAGAACAATTTTCGGAAGAAACCAATATTTTTTTGAATAACATTTATCCTTCTATCTCTGAATTTAGTCCTAATTATTATTATTAAAGTATAGTATTTTCCACAATTGGAACAACTCATTGTTGTTAATCTAAATAATAATTCCCTTTATTTTTTACCTTTTTTATTTTTATGATTAATCTTTGGTATATATTCAAAAATATATTTACCAATAAAAAATAATATTAGTATCACACATAAAAGAAAAAGATAACTTATTATTTTAGAAAATAAATAAGTATTAGAATAACCATTTTCTAATTTAGTATCAAGGTTGTAGTATTTAATATACAATTTAACTGGATCAAACCCCCAGAAACTATACCAATGCTTATAATTTTCTGTTACCGGAAATAGTTGATAACAAAGAGGTTTATAATAAACGTACCTACGCATTCCTGAAACACTATTATTATATACATCCCAATCCGAAATGGGAATTTTTTTTTCTTTTAATAGTTCTTTTCTAGCTGGTTTAGTATAAATTACACTATGAGTTCCACTACTTAATAAATTAATACTTGTATGAGAATTATAAGGTAATTGAACCCACAATAAACAACCTAAAAAATATAGCATTTTTTCATTTTTCTTTTCTATTAAAAAATGATTAATATTAATTAAATGATTTGATTTATATATTTCTTCCGAAAATATAAAGTCATCTTCTAAAATAAGAATATTTTGTAACCCTTTTTCTTCAGCATCCTGTAAACAATATAAAAAAGTATCAACTAAATCGTATGGAGGTTGTTGAAAAGGAAGATTTTTATTACATTTGGTAAAACCTTTATTAAAAACAATATAAACTATATTAGTAGGATGAAATAACTTTAATTGTTCTTGAATAGAAGAGAGACGTCCATTATTTTCTAAATGAATTATATACGTAGCATCTACGCTTTTTTGAAACATAGCATCCGAAAATTGTATTGTTTCTATTCTTAAACAATTATTATTTGGATGGTTCATTTATATAATTACCCTTTATTTTTAATTAATTTTACTTTTTTTCTAACATTTATGGATTTTTTATATATAAATACAAGTAGAAATATAATTAGAATTATTAAAAAAAGGATTAATAAATATCCGTTTATCTTTGCCATAAAATAACTATAGGAAAATCCATTTTCTGCTTTTTTATCTAAATTTGTATATTTAATATATATTTTAATTGGATTAAAGCCAAAAAAAGAAGGCCATTTTTCAGAATTTTCTGTTGTTGGAAACAATTGATAACATAATGGTTTATAGTATACATATCTTTTTATTCCCCAATAAATATTTTGATATATATCCAGATCATACAAATTAGGTGTTTTTTTACTTAAAAAATCATTTCTAGAAGATTTTGTATAAATTACTGCATGAGATCCAGTACTCAAGATATTAATATGAGTATGATTATTATAAGGTAATATTACCCAACATAAAGCACCTAAGCTATATAACATTGTTTCCTCTTTTTTCTCTCTTAAAATATTATTAATATTATTCAAATGAGTAGAATTTAATATTTCTTTTGAAAAAAGAAAATCATCTTCAAGTATTAATATATTACCATACCCTTTTTCTTTTGCATCTATAAATATATATTTTACAGTATCTATTAAATCAAATGCTGGTTCTTGAATTGGTAAAGATTTATTACATTTGGTAAACCCTTTGTTAAAAACAATATGAACTATATTGGTAGGTTTATATACCTTTAATTGCTCATGAATAGAGCTAATACGCCCATTTCCTTCTAAATGCATAATGTATGTAGCATCAATGCTTTTTTCAAATAAAGAGTTAGAAAATGATTTAGTTTCAATAAATAAACAATGATTATTTATATAATTCATATTATATTTAATTTATAAAATAATTTTCACATAGGATTAGTTTATAAAAAGATTTAAGAAAATATAAAAAAATGAAAATAGCAAAGAAGTTTGGTAAAAGGAATTATATATACTTATTTAATTAAAAATATATATATTATAATTCGTATTACTTAAAATTAAATGTTCTATTTAATGAATAATAATGTCTGATATTATAGAACTTTCTAATTTAGATTTTAATGATGAAATCAAGGTATCTTCTTCAGGATTAAAATCCACCAATTTTGGAGGAGGAATTGAATTATTAATGAACGATAAAATGAAAGAAGGTGGAGGACGTCCATCCAGTGATATTGATATAGAAGATTTAACTAATTTAGAAAATGAATTAAATAACCTTTCCGATGTAAATATATCCAATTCTTATTCTAATAAATCAGATTTATTTCAATCACATTCCCATTCTAATGAACCAGAAGAAAAACACTTTGTTCGTTTTGATGATACGCCAAATATAGGAGCATTTACAGCGGAAAGTAATGAAGAAAGTAAGACATGGGATGGATATAGTAAATTTAATAATATTCCAATTAATCCAGATAAACCTCCTGTTTCTGCTACACCTCAAATGAGTAAAGAAGAATTATTAAGAGAAAAATTCAAGTTTTTAAGAAAGTTAGAAGCTTTAGAAAAAAAAGGGGTAGAACTATCCAAAAAATATACTATGGAGTCTAACTTGGCTGAAATGCAAGGTGAATATGAAACAATAATGGATGAAAAATCTAAACAGAACTCGGTTAAGTTTCAAGGGAATATGATGATGGCAATAATTAATGGAATTGAATTTTTAAATAATAGATTTGATCCTTTTGATATAAAATTAGATGGTTGGGGTGAACAAATAAATGAAAATATTAATGATTATGACGATATTTTTTCTGAATTACACGATAAATACAAATCAAAGGCAACAATGGCTCCTGAATTAAAACTTTTATTTCAATTAGGTGGTAGTGCAATGATGGTTCATATGACCAATACAATGTTTAAATCAGCAATGCCAGGTATGGATGATATATTACGCCAAAATCCGGATTTAATGAGACAATTTCAAAATGCAACCATCAATTCTATGGGTCAAACCAATCCTGGATTTTCTGGATTTATGAATAACATAGTAAATCCGGAACCTATGAGCCGTGGACCTCCTCCCCCACAACCTATCAATACTCAAAGTAGATCCATCAATAATAATTATTCTTCTAGACCAGATTTAAATTCAGGTAAAGGGTCTGCTATTTATGTTGATGATGGTATAAACTTTAGGGAAAAAACATCTTCATCGTCTTCTAAACGTCCTGAAATGAAAGGTCCAAGTGATTTAAGTGATATATTATCAGGATTGAAAACGAAAACAATTAATATTAAAGAACCATCTTATAATGACAATAATAACAGTAATAATGATAATATAAATAATAATAGTACAATAAGTATTAGTGATTTAAAAGAACTACAAGGAGAGGGTAGTGTTCCAAAAAGAAGTAAACGAAGAACTAAAAGTGACAAGAATACAGTTAGTTTAGATATTTAAATAAATAATTTTTATTTTAGGCAATTAATAAATTATATTACAAAAATATAATATATTAAAGAATGAGTTTACAATGGACAGAAAGTATTTGTAACGGAAATTTAGAAGAATTAAAGAAAATACCAAAAAAGAATTTAACCGAAAAATTATGTCAAGACTTAATTGATAAGATGGAGCAAAATATTCATATTTTAAAATTTAATAAAAATAACAATATTGATAATGAGATGAAATACGGTTTGGGATGTATTTTAGATGATATTCAAAAAATAGAAAAATGTATATTATATATTAAAAAAAACAAATAAAATACCAACAAATATTTATGTTTTTAAATCCCATAAATCATTATACTTTCTATTGATTAAATCAATAATAACATCTGCTTTTAAAATTTTATCTTTCTTAAGGATTTCTGCAGTTTCAAAAATCAACATTTTACTATTTTGGATGATAATTTTAGCACAACTATAGGCGTCATTAATTAAATTCACGACATCGGTATCAATCAGTTCTTTATATTTTTCGCTATTTGTAGGATAAATAATATTGCCTCCCATTCCATAATAAACAACCATTTTTTCAGCTAATTTTAAAGCTTCTTCAAAATCATTTAATGCTCCTGTAGTAACTGAAATATCATAAAATGCTTCTTCTGCAATACGACCTGATAATAATATCATAAGATGTTCAAATAATGCTTCTCTTATATAAATTGGTGTTCCAGATTGTTCAAAAACAGTATAACCGGGACTTCTTGGAGAAGATAAATTAATTATAACTTTGGATAATTTGGAATGGTGCTTTGACAATAAACCAACTATTGCATGCCCCATTTCGTGTATAGCAATATGATCAATAATATTAGTTGTAAATTTATGATCATTTGGTTGCCAACCTGCAAGCATTTTGTTCATTACTAAATCAATATCTAAAATAGTAAAAACAAATTTATTTGTTCTTAAAGCATTCAACATGGCCTCATTTAATAAATTTTCTATTTGAGCACCAGATAATCCATCTGTTATTTCTACTAGTTCTTCAATTTTAATTGTAGTATCGTAAGGTTTACCTTTAATATGTATATTAATAATGGATTTACGAGTTTCAGAGTCAGGAAGACCAATATATATATTTTTATCAATTCTTCCAGGTCTAGTAAGAGCACTATCCAATAAGTCTATACGATTAGTTGCCCCGACAACAAATATACCGGTATTATTTTTAAATCCATCAAGTTCAATTAATAATGCATTTAGTGTATTATCTCTTTCATTAGAAGACGTTTCGCCGTCACTAGATCTTTTACGACCAACTGCATCAATTTCATCAATAAATATAATACAAGGAATATTTTTTTTTGCTAAATCAAATAACTCTTTCATTTTAGATGCACCTACACCAACATATTTTTCTTGGAATTCAGCTCCTGATACAGGGATAAAGCTACAATTAGCTTCTCCAGCTAATCCTTTAGCTAAAAGAGTTTTTCCATTTCCTGGCGGCCCTTCAAAAATTAATCCTTTTGGAATTCTTACATTAAAATGTAAATACTTGTGAAAATTCCTTAATATATCTACACATTGATATAATTCTTCTTTTATATTTTCATATCCACCTATATCTTTAAATTTTAAAGGATACCCTTTGATAAGTTCAAAATTTTTTGATTTAATTTTTTCTTGTCTTGTATACTGTCGAAAGCTTCCTTTTTCATCCTGTTTTGAATTTTGTATTTTAAATAAACTATTAAATTCATCATTTTCAAAATCATCACTTTCAAAATCATCACTATTTGTTAAATCTAAACCTAAATGATTTAAGGATCCCTTATTTATAATTATTCTATATTTAGGTAAAGCCTGATTACTTGTTAAGTTTTGGTAATATTTATATGCTTCTTCTTCGTCTTTACCTATAATACTATTGGTTTGAATAGAAATATTTTTAGAATTAAGTCTTTTTAAATAATCTTCATAATATTTTTTGGAAAATGGGTAATTTTGTTTATTGGAATTCAGAGGTATATTATTAAAATTTTTAGTTGTTTTTGGAGTTCTTTGAAAATATAAATAATTTTTCATAATATAAGAATATCCTACGCACCAATTTCCTAAAAATAATCCCGTTATGTATAAGAGTTTAACCATATATAAATAGTATAATCAAGGTATTTTTATACTATTTATTAAGTTATATTATTATTTTATTATATTATTATTTAAATGAATTTATACACATACCGTAAAACAACCTACTTTGCATATATGTAAAGAAAAGTGCAAAAAAGCTATAAATCATTGGGTAGGTATGTTTCTGAACTTCTTTATCTTTGCTAAATAAAGTAAATATAAATCCTACTATTAGTAAAACCATAAATAAAAGATTAATAAAGGATAAATAATAAAACCAAACACAGTAATTTTTTCCTAGAGGTGATAAAAGAGAGTTCATTGGTAATATATATTATATATTATATTATATTTATTTTTATAAAAGTAAAAAATTACTGAGTGAGTATTTATTGAAATAATTATTTTCCTATTTTATGTTAATATAATGAAAATGAAACAATTTTTGTTTTTAAATTTAAATAATTTTATTCATTTACCTATTGTTGAACAGTTATTTTATGTAATAAAAACAATTTATAAGTCGATTAAAGAAAATAAAAATATTATTATTGTAGAATTAGAATTACATGAAAAATTGCATACAATGACAACAATAATGGATATGTTGAATGTAGAAAAGTTAAAAGATATATTAAAAGAAAATTATAATATATATTTGTTTTTTCATAATTCAATTAATTTTAATTTACTTTCTATAAAGTACAGCAATATGGATAAAACAATTGATTTTACAGATTTTATTTATTTACATTATTATTCAAAAAATATACTTTTAATTAAAAATTATTCTAATGTATTTCATTCTAATTCTTTAACAAATATAAATCTATTAGATAAAGAAACGAACGGTAATATATTAGTACAATATCTATTAAATGAAAATGAATTTATTGACACGTATAAAATAAATATTGGTGACAACAAAAAAATTTATTATAATTTTAAAAACGTTTCTAGTTTAAGTTTTAAAAATTATGATTTAATACCAGATAAAGAATTATTCTACAATATTTATTTAAAACTTCCTTTTAATAATAATATTATTAACGATTTAGAAAAGATTTTTGTAGATAATTTTTCAGTTCATGAAAAAATTAATGTTATTGATTTAAGTTTTTTATACAATATTGATTTAAATAATGTGATAATGGAATCAGGTAACAACGAGACAAAAGATCCAACTAATGATATTAATGAAATTATAAAGGAAATAGTAAATAAAATAGAAAAAAAAGATAATTATATTAAATTAATAGAGAGAAAATATATAAATACCATTGAAGATCAAATAAATATTAAAGATAATAATATTTTAATTATAAATAATAATGTTAATTACTCTAATCCTAATAAAAATTATATTAATAATACTAATTGTAGTAATGTAATTTCCTATTTAAAAGAAAATAACTATAAATTTTATTACAATAAATTAGATGATGAATATAGTACATTACTACATTTTTTATTAATTTGCTATAATAATAATAAATTTATAGGATGTTTTCATAATCAATTCAATTATAATATCAACTTATTAATTAATAAAAAAAAATTAAAAATTTGTATTGATACAAATAATAATAATAATAACTATAATTATTCAACTTTTTGAATTAGGGACAAGGACAATTTAAGTTACTATTTTTATTTATTTTTAAAAAACAATTTCCTATAAGGGATGACTTATCTTTTATACTTTTTTCTACAGATATAACTTTCCAGGTGGATGTATCTGATTGGTAACTATTATTATTAGTTGAAATAATTCTATAATTATTTTTTTTATAAAAAATTTTTCGTTTTAACCATTGACGTTGAAAAATATCATGACTATCAATTATATCAACTACTACTGGTTTACTATGCTTCTCTCTAAGAATACGCCCAACAGATTGTTCAATATCTGTTTTTGGTGTAACCATTATTAATGTAGTTAATGTTTTAATATCAAGAGCCTCTGCCGCCATAGAAAAAGTTGCTATTACCACTTTTTTACTCTCTGTTTCTTTTAAAGCAGTTTCTTTCATACCCCCAAGATAATATCCAACACTACATATATTTCTGTAAATAATTGCATCATATATATATTTTAATACATTTCTATTATGAGCAATTATCATTATTTGTTGATTAGGATTTTCTATCAACATATCTGTTAGAACGCGAAGTATAAATTCGGATCTACGGTTATATTCACATAATTTTGAAATCATAGTGCTATATTGAACATTTCCTCTAAAATCATGAACAACTTTATTAAATTCTTCATCATTTACATAATATTCTATTGCTCTTACTTCTACATCATGTTTTTCATCTCTCTCTCCCTTAAAAATTACATCCCCTAAAAACATTTTAAAAACATTGGTTGTACCATCCTTCCTTGTCATGGTTGCAGATAATCCCAACATATATTTAGTAATAATTTTAAATAGGGCACAAGAAAATGTTTGACTTGAGATATGATGAACTTCATCAATTATTGTAAGTCCAAATGTTTCAAATAAATTAGATGGATATTCTTTCATAGATAGTGATTGAAGCATACCAAGAACTATATCTTTATCTTCTATATCAATTATTTGTCCTTGAATTTTTCCAATACGAGCTCCTGGTAAGAATTGATTTATTCTCTCAATCCATTGGTTCATTAAAAATTCTTTATGAATAATAATAAGTGTTTTTTTTTTTAAACGAGAAATGATATTAATAGATAATATTGTTTTACCAAATGCGCATGGAAGCTCAAGTAATCCTCCACCGACTGGTACTGAATTTACATGATTTATATATGTTTCTACCACCTTTTTTTGAGTTTCTCGTAATAAACCATTAAATTCCAAATGAATATCCAAGCCATTTGGAATTTTAAATAAAGTTGGATTACCAAA